GTAGTTGTTACACTAATAGATTCATATCCTGCTATAGCTTGTTGTACTAAATTTAAATTGGTATTTGTTTTTGTACCCCATGTACCAGCGTTCTCACCAGTAGCCATAAGTTCTAATTTTAAATCTGTCGAAAATGTAGATGCCATATTTGTATTATAATCCCATTATGCAGCAATATCAACTTCAACCCAAACGTTGCTTACATTTGGATCTACGTTAGACCATGCAATAGTACCTGTATTTCCTTCACTAATTGAAAGCTGTTGACCAGTCACATCTGCAGGCGTGTTAAGTTCTACAGTAACTGAATTAATAGCTGTTGTTAAATTTAAGCCAGTAATACTAGCTGTTACGTCAATACTAATATCTACACTATCATCAGAGATGGTTAGCAAGTTTGTTGTTGCACTTACATTTGCATCTCCAGTCATAGACAATGTGCCAGCAGAGGCAGTTAAATCTATACCTGTTACATTGACTGTAAATGTGGCATCTGCAGTGCCAACTGCAGTAGTCATAGCTGCACCAGTTACTGGTGCGTCTACTGCGATGTCCAGCGTTACACTTCCTACTGCTGTTTGTAATTCGTTTTCACCTTGAAGGACAACTGCTGTACCATCAGCTTGAATAGAATAAGGTCCTATGTTTGTTGTTAGAGATTGTCCTGTTGGGATAATATCAGGGTCAACCTGTATTGCACCCATTGTTGTTGTTGCTGTTACACCTGTAACTTGTATTGTAGGATTTGAAACAGTAGCAATACTTACTGAACCAATGGCACTCGCAAGGGCTATACCTGTTACTTCAACATTAGCATTAGTGCCGCCTAAAGCTGCAATTGGTGATTGTGCAATAGCTGTAATTCCTAACATATATCTCCATTAAGTGCGAGGGGTTGGTGATTGAGGTGGTAAAACCCCCCACACGATGAAATTATATCATTTCTTAAACCATGAAGGAAGACCTAGATGAGGACGTTTATCAAACATATTATATTTAGCACCTGGTGTTTTTCTATTATTATAGTGTAAAAACACTTGAATACATTCTTTACCTTTAAATTTCTCTCGCCAATGTTCTAATTCACAACCAGAATAGACTAACATGTCTCCTTGTTTTAAATCTATCCTTACACCTTTTTTACCAGTTTCTCCTGATGGCTCTAAATATATAGGCCAATCATCTCCTGCTAAATTCATAGTGGTTGATATTTCACAAGAAAATCTGTCTTTGTGTCTTTTTAATTCATCACCTTTTTTATATATTCTTGCATAGGTGTATGCAGGGTAAAGTTTTAATCCCGTTGCTTTTTCCATATCTGGTTGACATTTAAGTAATAATGTTTCCATAGCCATGTTTGCATATTGAGAATAAGTATTTGGTATTTGTTCATTTTCTCCTTCGTAATATCCAATTATAGTTTCGAAAGGTGAAAAGTATCTGGATGCCTTACAAGTATCATATACTTGTTTTTGCATTGAAAAATAATTTGCTATGAAAGCTGCTAAGTCTTTTGATATTGCTTGACGAATAACTGTGTATTTGTTTTTTTTAAACGACATCTTTAGCCATCTCTTTTGGCACTGCTTGAATATTCCAATGTATAAATCTAAACGGTTCTTTACCATGATCTACTGCAAACTCATGTTCTAAATAACCAGGAAATATTATTAACATACCTGGTTTTGGTCGAATATGAAATTGTTCGTGACCAGGCCATATACCTTTAAGGTTTGCTTTCATTTTTAATTTTGTTGTTCTTGCACCTGTTTTTGGTTCATGAAATACAGGATAAGAAGTTTTATCACTACATTTTAAAAAATAAAAACCTGATACGTGTTGATTCCAATGTATGTGTGCTGCATGATGTCCTCCACCTTTTTTTGCAAACTCTTGCACCCATAACTCACTAAACATAGTTGTATATTGTGACATGTCATAACCTTGATGATCTAAATACTCCCAAGACTTTTGACCAACATAATTTCTAAAATCTATAAAATCATTGTCAATCGTAAGAGATGTTGAATGATGACTTGTTCCAAAATCTCCAAATTTTTTAATATGTTCTTTGTTCCTTTTACGAGCATCATTGATATATTTGTTACTTGCTTTGTTTAACGATTTAACAAACTCTGGTTTTTCCTCGGTCCATATTACAGTTGGAAAATACGTATTTATAAACATTATCTAAAAGGCCTCCCTAAATGCCATACAACAAGACTATATCTTGTGCCTGATGTTACTGGTTTAACTCTATGCCATATATGTGATGGAAATACAATAATAGATCCTTTAGGTAATATTTCTTTGCATTGTATTCTGTGAATTGATTCATCTCGCATATGTGGATCATAATTTCTAAAATCAAATTCTAATTCTCCACCCTGGTATTCTGATCCATCTGTTAATTGACAAGTCATTGATAGTTTTCTAATCAGACCTTTTTCTGGTCCTTCTTTATCATAAGGTTTATTCCAACTATCACAATGCCAATCATAGTATTGATTTAATTTGTATTTTGTAAACTGACAAGACTCACTTCTCTCCCAATCAAAATTCCAACCCGCATTTCTGTTTGCGTCATGCACATATGGATGTAGTTCTTTATATATCCAGGTATCGTTGAGCCACACTAGATCAGACTTTCTTTTTTTTTGCATATTTAAAACTTCGTCTTTATTAAGTTTTTTATCACCATAACCACCTGTTCTAGCCATAACTTCTTTTTGTGAATTTGCGTATTGAATTACTTCATCGCAAAATTTAGGTGTTAATGCACTTTTGAAATACCAATAATAATTAGATATATTCATAACTAATTGTTTGTATAAAATTTAAATTATCTTTTTGATTATTAATAATATAGTACATGTTAGTAGAGGGAAACATAATAAATTTGTTATTAGTTAAAGGTATGTCCCAACTTCGGCCTTTTCTTCTATTATCATCATAAAATATTTTGACAGAACAATTTTTTACATGCACCCCATATAACATTGTAAAATCTGGTGAATTTTTTAAATCAACTGCATCATAATTCATGATAGGTGATGAAGTTGTTTGAGGTTTGTAAATACTTCCATGTGTGTTTTTGTTAATTAAATTTAAATGATATTTAAGATTTATATGATCTCTAAGATATGTATTGAGCATATCCCAAGTTCTTGAAAAAGGAAATTCAGAATCAGTTAAATTTGATTTTAATATATCTTCTTGTAATTTTTCTCTATCAATGTCCCAACCTTTAGGCATTGAAACATCGCCATAATATAAAGCTTGTTCACTTAATATTTTTTTGTGCATACCACCTCAATTTACAACCTTTTAAGTTAAAATCAATTATGAAGATAATTCGTCAGATAAAACCCAACCAGCTGAGTTATCAGCTTGATATGCCTCTTCGTCCCAAACATAGCTCCATCTGTGAGTCATAGCTTCATTTTGTGATTTTTGTTCGTCAGTCAATTCAGGTGCACTATGTGGTGCATCCCAACTTGCAGTTGTTAAATTTTTTACCCATGAAGGATAAGGTTTTCTAGGCCAAAATATATTATTATCTTCATCCCAGATATAACCTATACCTGCATAGTTTCCTCTAAATGCTTTTGAGTTATCACCAGAACTATGTTTGTTACCAGCTGTGTTGTAAGACGTTTGAATCCACATTTGTGCAGGCCAATTATTGTGTGTTTCTAAATATTGTTGACCTACTGATTCATCTTCAACACC